TGATCTACAGTTGATTGATAGTCATTTCTTTCATTATAAATAAAACAATCTAAGTCATAAAAGCTATCTCCTTGAATATGATAATTATTTTGTGCCCATTGTTTATCAACAACAACAATCATTCCTACGTTTATCATCTCTAAAGTAGAGTATTCAATTATGTTATTATATTCTTCTTTTTTAAGATTAAAAAAATTAGCACCAAACATATTATTAGATAACAATTCTAAAGTTGGCATCCTATCGTAAGGACCATAAACATGTAAATGATCTAAGTCTTGCTCGTCAATAACACTTTTACTTCTATATTTTATATTGCTATGCTCTGGTGATTTTAAATCTTTTTCATTTGAACAAAAAAACTTTGTTTTTGCACCTATAGATTTTTCAATACCTCTAGCTTCACATACTATATTGTGTTTAGATAGTAATGGTTGCAAATGTATCATTCTATCTGGTTCTTTAAAAGTAGCAAATCTACCTAAGTAAGATATTTTTCTTTGTTGTTCTTTTTTAATTAAATGAGTTAACTTACTAAAGTCATGTCCATTATTAAAAAATTTAACAGGTGTATCTATATTTAATTGTTTTATTTTTTTATTAAATACAGTTCCTTTGCCAAAAGTAAAAGCACAATCCATTTCTGCTACAGTTTCCCATAGCATGCTATTTCTATTTAAAGAATGTATTTTGTGATCATTTTGAAAAATAATTTTAATTGGATTGTTTACATTCAACACAAGTTCTTCAAAAAATTTATTTTTATATAATTCAGAATTTGACTTACTTGGAAGTGATTGATAAAATACAATATCAAAAGTGTTTAATTCATTTTTAATTTTATCTATATCGTTATTGTCAAACTCAATTATACTTGTATTTTGTGAATTTTTTCTACCCCATTTTTTGTCAGTAGCAGCAAAAGATTTACATTGATAATCTTGTGATAATAAATAGGATTGTAATTCTGTTGCAAATCTAGTAACACCGCAACCTTCTATTCCTCTACCTAATAAAATTGCTATATTCATTTTTCTGTATTGTAATTGTTTAAAGCTCCTAAGTAAGCTACTGCATCTAATAAATTATCTTCTTTGTGATTATAAGATTGTCTAGATAGTTTTAAAGCTACAAGACACATATACATATCTTGAGCAGTTAATTGTTTACCAGTAGAACCTGATGCAATCATTGCTGCTCTTTCCATACCTTCACTAAAAGGTCCATACATACGTTCTTTCTCTTCCGAACGCTTGTTTATTATTTTATCTGCTTCTTTAAGAATGTTCATTTAGTATTATTTCTTCTAGTTCAACAAATAAATCCTCATCAAATATATCAATAATGCTAACATCACCTATTAAGATATCTTGTATATCTACATAAGCTGGACTACCTGGATGTCCACTACCGTCAGGGTATCTCCATACTGTTGGCTCTTCGGGACTAAAGTCATAATCAACCGTAAGATCAACTTCTTTAAAATTAATTTGTGTTGTATTCATTTATATAATTTTTGTAAATATAAACAATTTATTTACAACTAGCTACATAAAGGATAAAAAAATTAGTGTAATTAAAATACCAATAAAACCTAATTGTGCAAGATCTACTTTCATTTCTCTCTAAATTGTACAGCACATACTGCTAATCGTTGTTCTGTATTTTTATATTCTTTTATCATAATAGGATTAGCCATACATCTTGTCATGAACTCTTTCCTGTTCTCATTTCTCTTTGGAGTTGGTATTGGCATCGTATTCAAATTTAAGTTTCTCTAAATATATTGTAGCATCCATCAGCTCTTCTTGTAAATGTATAATCCATTCTACAAAACTTAGATCATTACGGTCCATAGTAACACCGTATCTTTCTTTACCTTTTATTGCTCTAATATCGTATAACGTTTTTACATTTTCCACTATTTGATCTTTACTATTTTCTCTAGTATTATTAGAAGTCCATGCGCCATCTTGTAGCATTTCAAAGTATTTACTTATACTATCACTCATCTCCTCTTATTTTTCTTAATGATTCAACTGCTCTTAATTTATCTTTACGTTCGATTTTCAATTTACTTTCATATAATTTGTTTTGGTTTTCAAGTAATTGTGTATACATATACATTTGGTTTATACAATCAACTAAACTTTTAGCTTCGTTATATTTTTTTGTATTTTTTTTATTAGCAGCTTTTTCCATTATACTAACCATAAAAGAAGTAATATAACTGTAATGTCCTAAGTACGTTTGTTTTTGAAATAGTGTCATAAGTATTTTTCGTAAATTTTCTTTAAATCTAATATAATTTGTTTTACACAAGTACTACATGAGCTTATTTTTTTTCTATCACTAAATACTCTATTGTAAATCTTTAAGAATTCAACTTGGTTCTTACGTGTGATTACACTAGCATTTCTGTCATACCAGTTATGTAAAAAATTAAATTCCCATTCTGATAAACATTTTGGTTTTTTATAAGGTAGAAGCTTATTTAATTCTTCTTGTCTTTTATCACACCCGCAATCTTCACCAGCTAACCACTTAACTGCTTTCTTAATACCAGTTGCTTTGGTTATTTTTTGTATTGTATCACCAACTCCTTTAGAGTCTTCTTTATATTTCTTTTTCCAATCCTTGTAAGCCTTAGTACGTTTATCTCCTTTAAATTCTTTCATAATCTCCATTTATATAATTATCATAGTGTTCAGAAAAGTTTTCTTTTAGATCTATTTTACATTTCTTTAATGTATTAAATATACTAACCCAACTAATGCCAGTTTCTTTAGCTAATTTTCTAATACTCATATCGGTATCACGGTACAATCTAAATAATCTTTTGTCATACCAATGCCAACTATCAATATACTGATCTAACGTTTCACAAAACTTATAATATGCCTCCTGCTCATCCATATTGCTAAAATGTTCTAACTGTATGTCATCTAAACTAACTTTAGTTATTTTATTTTTAGCATTATAAAATTGATAATATAAAGATCTTAATGTAAAAAATATATAGCCATTGCTAACCTTACCATCTTTTATTATTTTTTCAGGAGTAGTATACTTATAAAGTGCAATGTACATTTCTTGTACAATATCTTCAGCATAATCATATTCACCAAAAGAGTTCACTACTCTTATCCAATGTTTATGTTGTTTTGCTACTATGTTAAGCCAGTCATTCATTAGAAGTCTAAAAGTTCGTTTACATTAGTATTATTAGAGTGAAGTATATCAACACCTAGAAATTCAAATCCTACATTGTTTCTAACCATTCTTAATCTTACTGGTTCTTCTATAGGTGTAGGTCTTCCACCTGTTTCTACCTCTTTTACTTTTCTTACATGTATATCTGAGTACATCCATTCTGTAGCATGTTGTGTATATCTATGAATAGTAAATACATCATCCGCTCTATTACCCCACTTACCACCGCCTTCTACATCTGCCATACTTGGAGGTTGAGGTAAACCAGCATATTCATGATCTTTTGGATGTGTTCTTCTAAGTGCTTCTGTTACAGCATGAGTATTTAACCATATAGATACATTATTGTTTTTACAAAATAACCTGAATTCACTTGCTACTTCATAATCATATTCGTGTGAGTTTATACCACGTAATAAATTTCTATCTTTATTTAAAGAATTGTAAGGGTCTATTAGCAAACCGTGATATTCAAAATCCTTTTTAACTTCTATAGCTTCATCTAATAATTTCTTATAAGTATAAGCATCTGACACATCTATAATTTTAAAATACTCGTTAACCCATTCAAGAGTTTCTTGTATTTCTTTATCTGTCATTTTAGAAATTGGTTTGCCGGTTTTAAATTCTATAATTTTCCTTGCAATACTTTGCGGAGTATTCTCAGCAGAAAATATAAGCCATTTGATTTTATGTTTAATAGTATAAAGTAACATTGTGTAAATAATAACAGTTGTCTTACCAACATTGGCGTGACCAATTATTATATTAAAATTACCTTGCTTAAACCTTATGTGCTCATCTATTTCTGTTACACCAATTTTAAGTCCTTCTTTTACTCGACCATATTTTATGTCAAGTATATTTTCCTGTAGTTTGTTTATTTGTGCTAACATAAAAAAAAAGGGGAGCATAAACTCCCCATATATTAAAAGTCTAGTAAATCATCCATGTCCTTGTCACGTTCCGGGTTCTGTTCGGTATTAGTTACTTGCTCAACTCTTTCAGCTGTTACAATACTACCGTCATTCCAAACAACCTTGCCGTTACCAATGTATGTTCTTACTTCCTTAGCTTCTCTTTCTTCTTTTGATTGAGAAATATACATACTTGCGTTTTGACCATATTGATTTGTCTCATCTCCAATTGCTACTACAGCATTTAGATATTTACCATCTTTAACTTTAGTTTTATCTATTTTACTTAGATCTAAACTTACACTTATTAATCCTGCCATTTAATTTATTTTTAAAAGTTCTTCTTTAACTGTTTTACTTAATTTATACTTACTTTGAATCGATTGAATTTTACCACCGTTTTTAATAAACTCAGTTGCTTTACTGAATTCTGGTGTATTTAAGTTCAACCATTTTTTATTATCTTTTACTTCATTTACAGTTGCATTAGCATCATCGTCTTCAGCTTGTAAAGCCAATAAAGATTGCAACGTATAACGTCTGTAATAGGTAATAGCGCTACCAAGTTTTTGCGGATCAGATATTTCAGGTAAAAACATAGAAGACTCTACGCTACCACCATCAGTGTCTATAATTACACTTTTAACTTGTCCATCTTGGATAGGTTGTAATAATACTAAGTTCTGTTTTTGCAACAAAGGTGTCAACTGCTTTAATAGCGAGTTAATATCAAAGTATTTAGAATTGTAAAAAGGATTAGTTACTTCTTTACTAATAGTACCAATCTCTTTCTGAACATTTAGTAGTTTATTATATATGTTCTTTTCCATTTTCAATAACTTCTAATTGTGCTCCATAAAATTCTACTTTCTTTTCAAGTCTTTCAACTT